GCAGAAACAACGCCCTTCACATTGGTCATGGCTATTGTAGTGGGAACTCCACGTCTGGTTAATTGAGATAACATACCTGCTAATTCTTCAGCAGATCCGCCCACTGTTGAAAATAATGTTGCCACGGTTCCTACAGTTCCAGCCAGTTCGGCAAAGGTTGTCTTTCCTAATTTTGTAGTTGCGAACATTATATCGGCATAGTAATTTGCGTCTTTTGTGGAATCGGCAAAAGAATTCATTAACGTGGTTAAAGCATCAGCGGCAACTCCGGTATCTGTAACACCTGCTTTTGCAGCCATCGCAGAAACTTCTAAAACGTCCATTGCTTCAGCAGCGGGAATACTTGCTGATAAAATATCGTATAAACCTTTAGATAATGCAGTTGTGCTTTCTCCGAATTCTTGACTCATTGAAAGCATGCCTTTTTCAAACTGTTTCATCATCGGCATGGTTTTTTTATTAAGCATTGTAGAAACGTTCGCTAATTCGGCCTCGTATTTTTTCCAGTCAGCAACGCCTTTTAAGACGATTGCGGTTGAGGCTATAAATGCTATTTTAATACTTTTTTGGATTGCTTTAAATGTGGCATCGCTTGCTTTTTTAAAGAGAGTAGTTTTTTTAGTAGCAGAATTTAATCCGGTATCAAACCCCGTCTTATCCAGACCGAGCATAACCATTAGTTTACCAACTATCACAGCATCCCATCCTCTTGTAATTTTCTTACCAATTCGTCGCCGTGCAGTAAATGGGAAGATACTTTCGTGAAACCAAATTCCTTTGCAAGCATTTTTTCAATCCTGGAAAGCGATTTATAATTATACGATTCTTCTTTCCAGCAATCGGACAACTTCCCAAACATTCTCCATGACAATTCAGTTTCAATTCGCTCTATTGTATATGCTGGATAAACCTGCATAAATCTATGATAGAGCACAAAGCTATTTACGACCGCAGGGCTATCTCCACCGCGCTCGTTATCTTCCCTTTGATAAAAGGGCCAAGCCAATCTAATTTATTCTGCACCGCAATTTCTTTTACGATCTCGGTCAATATCCGGATTGAAATATTATCGCCTATCCACGTTTTTGTTACTTTCTTATACTCCGGATTTCTGTATACAAATACCCAATTAAAAAGTGTTGTGATTTCTGTAAAAAGGATATCGCTGTATTCGCCAATTAAATCAGTTACCTCAATTTGAGATACATCAATACCTGTTTTTGCTGAAACCCGATCCATAGTAGCAACTGCTTTAACTGCGAGATCTTTAGCTTGCCGGATAGACATTTCATTTAACAGAAACGTCTTCTCTCCGATGCAAATACGTGTTTGCGATTCTGACAATTTCTTCACCAGTTCTATAGATTTTTTCGTATCCTCGTCCATGATTTTTCACAACCTCCGTTATGTCTGCCTTGGGTAATTCAGTTACTATTCCATCACCACAATCTATAAGTTGCGGTTTATCTATTCTGTACACCTGCATCATCGCTGTTTTATATTCAATCTGTTCTTCAGTGGACGGGATATCATTTAAACTCATAATAATTTCTCTGCTAATATTGGTATCCCCAACTTCTTTCCCGTCTTCTTCGTGCTTCACTATACCGCCGGGAGTACAAACCCATTCGCCATTTACAAGCATCCATTTATCAGTTCTGTTTTCCCAATCTTTAAACCCAAAATCTACCCCAGCAAGAAAGATCGGATTGTATCCCATAAACCGCGCTACTTGAATTGAATTGTTTACAACACAGCCAGAATTAAGTATCTGTGCAGGAATAAAATTATACGCTATCGGCATGACATTCTCAAAAAAATCAAAACCTATCAGCTGATCTTTTGCATCAGCTTCTTTTGCTAAAAGGCTATCGCCTTCAATTTCTTTATGCAGTCTTGAATAATGTAGCATCAAAGAATAAATTTTATCCTCAGGCCATTTGTCGATCATTTCTACCGAAGCGCACGGGTTGGTTACTAATGTCGTGCCTGTCCAGTCAAAATCTTTTAACCAGTTTTGCCATACTTTCTCATGGCAATCGAACACCATTAAATATTCAGGCTTATGCCCGTGATACGCGCAGGTCTGCCCCAATGATTCTGGAGCGAATATATCACCTTTCCAGTCAGAAATCACCGGCCATAGCTTATCAACGCTTTTCCCTGCGCCGATAATAATAGCCGGTTCATCTTTATGACTATTGTGAAATTTATCTAATGTCCACGGCTTCTTTTCATCGATGATCTCGTTAAAGATCTTTTCGTGATTACAAAAAGCCGCCCACACCCACTGCTTTATCCATGATTTAAGAACTCCGTTATTACGTTGTTCTTGGGTTTGACTCATTTTCTCGCCCGTTTTGTATGCCATAGATTAAGCCTCCAACGCGCATTCAAAAAGCTGTTTGCCACGAGCTTTTGTGAGATCTGCAAGAAGCATAAATGTCATTGCAATGCCGCCAAATTCCGTTGCCATATTTATTGCAATATCTGTGGCCCCAATTTTTTTAGCTCGATAACAAGTCCATTGCAAATGCTTTCCATCATCCCGCTCATGAACAATTTTTAACTCAGCTTCAAAGTCTGCACGTTCTCCACCTGCGTAAACCGCTGAACAAGTTGCACTTTGGTTGTATTCTATAATTACAGTATCGCCAGAGGTAATACTTCCACCACTTATTCTTGCAACTCCACCAGTTGAAGAGGTTGAGGTAAAATCAGTCCCTGAAGTATACCCGTCAGGAGCATTTGAAAAATCGCTTTTGAACACCTTGATTGTTCCAGAAACAAATCCAGCCTCAGTAAGAGTTATCGAAGTTTCATCTGTAAGTTCCTGCTCTTCCTGATACCGGAAAGTTGTTGAGGTAGATGCTTTGTAATTCACTGTGTTGATTGTGCTTGGTGTTGCATATCCGGTTGACTGGTCGTAAGCATAACGCATCTGTTCAATAACAAAATCTTGTATCGCAATATCAATCTCGCAAGTTTCACCGGTCTTGTGATTCATAATCACCTGCCCGGTCTGTTCATCTTTTTGAGGCACACTATCTTTATTGTGCCGTATAGTAACCGCTGATTTAGGGCTACCTAAACGCACATTATTCCAATAAACTTGTACTGGTCCAATGGGCTGCATTGCTGCCGCTGCTCTACTCATAAATAGATCTCCTATAGTACACGGCAAAAGATACAACCTTGCCATACACATTAAATTTTTCGTCTTTTCTATCTTGCGGTTCGCGCAATAAAATAGCATGCGCTCCCGTAGTTCCAATTGTCTTGTGATGAAATAACACTTTAATTCGATCAATGATATCTTCATAATCATCGTCTACAGTCCATACATTTATGTTTAGCGTTATCTCAGCAGAAGTATTTATCGCTCCATTTGATGTGTCATAATTCACCGATGCAAAATCAAATACAGTTTCCGGAAATGTTGGCTCATTAGGACATTCAAGAAAATAGGTGTTATACGGATATAAAGAAGGCGCTCCCATTAATGCAAGATATTCTGTATCGTCAGTCATTTGTTTAAGAATGGCTAATTTCAAAGCTTTCATTTAATTACCTTCTTTACTGCCATAGCAAACATTTCTAAAATCTTTTCGTCGTTATCTGCCAATCCCGGACCCATAAAAGGAAACGCTCTTCTGCTTGGAGTTCCAAGTTCAACATCTTCTGCGTAAGCTTCCGATGCACTTACAATCCCGGTTATGTTTGACAACGTTGCTTTCGCTCCCTCTGAATGAATGCTGCCTGTTAAATCTCCACTCCAAGTATAGAACCTATCATCTGCATGAGTTTTACGCTCACTCAGACTTAAATTCTTCCCCCGTTCGTGACTTGCTTTCGCTGACATTTCTATCAGGTTCAAACTTTTTCCCATTGCTGCTGTCAACTCTACCGCTGTCCAATTTTTTATCAACTTTAGATTTGCGATGAACTCTTCCGACCCCTGCAAGCTCATACAATTCCTCCACCGAATATTTTTGACGTTTATAAATTATAAACCCTTGTCCATGCTCCGCTGCTTCAATATGTTTTATCGTCAATTTCCCTGGTAACATTTATCTACCCTCCACTTTATGCGTATAAACCTGCTTATGCCCGTCAAACTTTCTCACATCCATAACCCAATGATAATTAGTTTCTCCCGGTTCATAAACACGATGATCAACTAATACCGACGATGTTAATGGAAAAAATATCAAATGAGTATTTTCAACTACTTCACCTTGTATTTCTTTTTGAAATTTTCCGGACTTCGGGAAAATAAGCACTGTTGAAGTTTCAACAACCGTTGCCGTATTTACAGGATAAACACTCGAAGATAAAATAGTCGCTGTGTAATTTCTTACAATAACAACCGTCCCATTCTCTAAAAGTTTATCTGTATCATCGCTCCAACTCATTTTCAATCACCTATATATTCAGAATCATCAATACCGAACTCGTCTACATCATAAGCGATTGCGTCTATACTCTCATAAGGTTCATTCTGCGCTTGCTCCATCAAAGAAGCGCGCATTTCATTTAAACTTTTTAAATAGGTTCCCCGGTTTACGCTCTTATCACCAATTTTATAATCACCGATCATGCTGGAATCATCCAGTATGGCTTCAATGCGAATATCAATTTTAGCGATAAGAGCCGCCGGGGTTGCCATTATACGTTCGCCTTTAAAACATAACGGTTGGTTACTGCGCCACATCCGCCCATGAAACGAGCTTTAAATCTGAAAACAGTATCGTTTTCAAATTCCTTTGTGCTCCCTGCTTTCGCCTGAAGTACCTGCAGAGGGAATACATCGGTATAAACAAACTGTTTCTTGAAATCTCCGTAGAACCATGCTGTCGCAGAAACAAGTGAATCTATATATGATGTTGCCAATGCCTGGGTTCCTGTATACAAGTTATTATTCCCTGCAGGAGCCTGAGCTATAACCGACTGACCGGAATAACAAATCTTATTTGCTGTTCCTCTGAGCGCCATGCCTGTGAGTAAAATCTTTGGAGTAATTGTCATAGGCAGACCGTATTCATCCGTGAACGCTCCGAACAAAGTGTTGGCAGAATCAAGAGCTGTTTCATCATTAAGTATAATGCCGCCAAGGTTGTCGAGCGTATCATCAGAATATGGATCTGCTGAAGAGCTGTTATACAAAGTAGTTGCTGTTCCAGCAGGTCTCCATGAAGCGTTATTACCAGAAACTACTAATCCAAGAACTGCATCCATGATGATTCTTTCCTGTTTGCTCTTTGCAGCCTCTCCGACCATTTTTGCTCTTCTTACCATCTGGCTTGTCTGGTCAAATTTTACCATTTCTTCTGAGAGAGAAATTATTCTACCAAATTTACGGTTGTAAATCTTATGGTATTTTTCAGCGAGAGAACCTTCCTGGTAGGCCATGCTCTCTTCAACTTCCTGCATCTCGGCGTCTTCGGAGAAACCTACAATAGTTTCATCTTTAACGCTTGACTGTATTTTTGTTACAAGCAGCGGGCCAACCCCGTATTCAAGATCATAAGCTGCCTGAACAACTTTACTAATCAGTGCGCCTGTAATTTTGGGAAATGCTGACGAGTCAAGAGATTCCTCAATATCAAAATCGCTTTCTGTAACTTTCGAACTCATGTTTATAGCTTTGAGGTTAAGCGCGGGCTCGCCCATTGCGCTCCACAATTCTCCAAGACTGAAGTTGCTTTCGTTTATTACATCTTCATTGATGAGGTTAACTACCTCAGCGGCAAACCGTTTTTCGCCGTGTTCTTTATATAAGCTTTTTAAGCTGTCTCTATTCATACGTGGTTAGCTTGTCGCTATCTCCTTGTCTACTAATCCAGGTCTGAAAGTTACAAGAACCGTGGTTCCGGCAGTATCCAGATCCTCTGCACAAATTGCCACAACGTTTGTTGAAGTTGCAAAGGTCATAGTATTTGAGTATTTAACCAGAGTCTGCGCTCCGGCAATTTTGTATCCCTCGCCATAATCCTGGGTTGCACTTGCTACTAACATAGCAAAAACAGTTCCGTGTCCTATTGGAGAAATACGGATTGTAGTTGCGGTTGCATCAGTTGCTGGAGAGGCGCTCATTGCTACTCCGACCAAATCGTCGGCATCAGCCGCAGCGGAAACAGCCATAACTTTCCCGGATGCAGTTTCTTTTATCATGTCGCCTAACTCAATGGCAACGGTTCCAGTTTTTTTCACGTTCCTCAAATTCTTCGGCCCGTATCTGTATCTCATTTTATTACTCATGGATTACCCCTCCACCGCAGCTTTAAATTTGGCTGTTACGACTTCGGCTGATTCCTGAATTTCGTCAGTGTTTTCATCGCCCATATCTGTAACGCCGGTTTTTGTTTTTTTGCCTTCCATCAAAGCTTTGCGGTCGTCTATGAGTGCCTTTCTTGCAACATCATCTTTGGCTTCCATAAGCTGTGATTTGAAAACTTCAGTTATCCCCTCTTCAGGAATTTTGCTCTCTTTAATCAATTCGTCAACAACGACTGCTTTATCAGCAAGCTTTTCAGCTACTTCGTATGTATCAACTTTAGCTTTAAGAGTTTTCTCACTCTCTGTCAATTCTGTGATTTTGGTTTTGAGAGTTTCGACTTCACCCTTTGTGGCAAGGTCAGTTTTTACAGATTCTTTGATCCCGGTAACTAAATCAGGCCGTGATTCATTTAAATCTGCAAGTGTAATTTTGGTTAAATCCATAATTTCTTCTTCCTCTGGCTCCTCAGTTTTTGATTCGAAAATATTAACGGTCGATCCGGGTTCGGTGACCAAATCAACACTTTTTAATTCTGTACATTCTATTGCATCTGCCATTTCTGTTTCCTGGTTGAATTCCATTATTCCAGTTGCATCAATTGACAAACCAAATTTATCTGCCATTTCTTCTATCCGCGGTTCAAGCCAAGCAGCTTCGCTTGACAGATAATGAAGGTCTCCACGAACGGTTCCCTCAGAATCAAGTTTACCGTTTTCATAAAACCCGATAACATCTCTTGAACTTCTTACTCCGCCGGTATCCTCTTTCTTCCAAGGTGACGAATGATCAACATAAGCTTTAGCCCCGGTTAAAAAACTTGCAGCCTGTTTTCGGAAAGACTCTGTAAAGAACGTTCCTTTAGTTCCAGGTATGTAAATATTCGCGGTGCTCGCTCTCATTATAGCTACATTAGAAACAACTCGTTTTTCTTTATCGATTTTGTTTTCTTTAAACTGTCCGGATAATGTGGCTTCTGTCATTGAAAAAACTTTCTTTTCGTTCATGCCGCCTCCTTGATATTCTGCAATATTATATTGCTTCAGTAATTTCTTAACCTTTGTTTTAATCTGATGTGGCATTTGCAACGCGCCGGGATAGCCTTTTGCCATTATGATACTTACTGCTTTCAATACCGGGATAGAAACCGATCCGGCGTTTTCATAAACACCGTTGACAAGTTCCCCGGCCCCGCTTCTATATGGCAGATACCATTTGTCTTTTCTGTTTCGATCTCCGATCCAGAGAAAACAGGAAGACGGCAATTGCTTAATGCCGTTTTCTTTAATGTGAATAGATTTGTTTTTTGTTAAATCTCTGACTTCTTTGGCAAGCCAAATGGCATATAAACTATTATCTATATCCCGATTCATTTTTTATTTTACCAGGTTTTTGTAAGGTTCCTGTTTTTTAAAACCTCAATTTTATCTCCATAACCAATAAGGCGATTGCTTTCGTTTCTAATCTCTTTGCCATATGTGGCTACAATATATTCTGATGCAAGTTTGGTATACTTTCCAACCTCTTCTTTTCTTGCAACTTTAGCAGCTTCAAATGCTTTTCTGGTTTCGAGCGTTTTCTTTTTTCGCTCATCAATATTTTTAATCTTGTCCAAATAAGACATCGCTGTCGTGGCTGCGTCTTTTTCGGCTAAGGCTTTCCCGAACCTGTTTGCTATAAAGGCCCCGATATCCTGTAGCAATGCTCCGGTAGATAATGACAACTTTGCTTCAACAATATCAATTTCAAGCTGCGTTAATTTTTCTCTCTTTTCCACTGGCTTAATTTCTTTCGGTTTACTTGTATTACTACGTTTAATACTTTCAGTACTCATTATTCGATCCCCTTAGATGCTATTCTATCTCGCAATATTTAAACCGTCAAGGGATGTTATTCTTGGCCCTTCGGCACATCGTCGCCAATCTGTAATTCAAAATACCAGAACCCCAAATCAATTAACAGGTGATAATGATATCTACCTGAATGCTTATGAATCCATACCGGGGATATCCCTATGCAGAAACCGGCGTCAAGATTTCTATTAAAACTCCATGATATATATTTATTTATCTTCATATTTCTAATCCACATTCTCGTAAATTATGTAATAACTGCTCACTTGGTATCTTGTCAAAATGATCATCGATTCTTTTAAGCTCGTTTATTAGTTCTCTATTTTTTGAACGCTCTACTGTATGAGTCATTTGTTTAGTCTCTTTACATGGCCCCCACATTGAGCAAGGTCGGCGGCCCCAATAGTCAAAACCGGCTCCTTTCAGATTCCTCATAGTCCACGGCTTACACTCAGTAGGAGCCCCTCCATCTAAACAATGTTTTCGCTCTGTTCTACTCATTATCTACCACCTTAATTTTAAGCTCTTTCTCTATTTCTTCAATTCTATCAGTTACTATTTCTTCGTTATTATAAACACCATAACGCGACATATTATCAAGCCCTGCTTCATACATAATAAGATCTTCATCTTTCATATCAATTAGTTTTCCATTTAAATAATTGAGTTCTTTGTAAAGAGTTAATACATTTTGTAAATTATCTATTTCATGCTGCTGAGTCTCGACTCCCACTTTAAAATTACTTAAAGCATAATTCCAGTCCGAAGACCCCGGCCCGGTATATAATTGTTTTTCTTCATTCCAATGCCTTCGCCCGAATAGACTTACTTCTGAGTTAGCTTCATCGAATGCTTTTTTTATTCCACCATCATCCATCATATCCCCCTATTAATATTTAATAGCCGCAAATAGGATTCGAACCCATGACCCGCGCATTACAGGCGCGCCGCTCTGACCAACTGAGCTACAACGGCAAAAACTCTATGCTTTTTCTTTTCTGCGCAATATATAATTAACTGTAGATTTTGATATGCCGAATCTTTGTCCTATCCTTCCATAACCCCATCCAATCTTGTGTAAATAGCACATTTCATTCTCTATATAATCCGAGCATTTTCTATGCTTGAGAGCGGCATGTTCTGATCTATCCTGTCTTTTCTCTTTAGGGACATCCATCATGTTTTCAGACATTGTTCCTATAGCAATATTATCCTCAGAGAAATTTGAGGTGTCTCCGTTAAGATGTCTAACGACTATACCTTCTTTAAAAAGCGCTGCCCCATATTTTTGATATGCTACAACCCTCGCAACATTCAAAGTCAATACTTTACCACCGTATCCTACACCAAATGTGTAAGTTATATATCCATCTGCTTGAATTTTCTTGTATAGTTTCCTCGGCTTTCCTCTTACTCCATAAAGTATGCCATCTTTAACATATAGTCCTTTATTAACCTGTGCTATTAATGCTTTATTGCTTAATGACATTATATCCCCCATAAAGACTTTATCATATATTATTCTACATTTAACAGGGGGTGAAGTCGAATCACCGGAGGAAAGCTTATGAGACTTTCTTGAATACCAATTCTCCCTGCTTCTATTATTTTACCAT